AGGACCTGATCGTAGATCGAGTCGGCGACCAGCGAGACGGAGGTGAGCGTCGAGCGGCCGAAGCCCCAGACGCCGGTCGAGTTGTCTTTGATCCGCACGCCCTGCGGCTTGGCCATGATGCCGCCGTAGTAGTCGTTCATGCCGTGGGCGCGGCAGCCGTTGGGCGTGTCGAAGCCCTTGTCGCAGCGCGTGGAGTCGGCGTCGGGAAAGTGGACCAGATCGAGCGCGCCTTGTGAGGCGAACGGGCAGGCCCCGGAGTTGAATGGCTTCCAGCAGGTGCGGGAGATCTTGCGCGTGGGGTACGGCAGGTTCAGCTCGTAGAGGCCGTCGGCGGCGGTGACCCGGAACTCGGGACCCGAGTCGCAGGTCCAGTTCACGATGTTGCCCTTCCAGAGATCGACCCTGATCCCGGTGCCGGCGTGGAACAGGCTGAAGGCGATCTCGGCCCGGAAGAGGTCGACGTCGTTCGAGAGATCGCGCATCACACGGTCGGCGTTGCCGAAGGTGAACTGGGCCTCGTCGGACTCGTTGCCGATCGACTGCGAGATGCCGTCGAACTCGAGGAGGCGCGCCTGGTAAAGCTGGACGTCGATCGTACAGCGGCGATCACTGAGATAGATGGAGGGATAACCAGGTTGAAGAGGTTGAATATGGACGAGCGGGATGATCTCCTGGACCTGCGAGAGCAGCGCGGCCTGGAGCGCGGCGGGTGGGAAGCGGTGGACGGTCTGGTTTAGCGGATACGACGGGCTGGCCTGGGGGATCTCGACGAGCGTGACGCCGAGCGAGCAGGCCCAGTCGGCGGCCATCTCCCAGGAGAGCGGCTCGTTGGCGAAGCGGCAGATGACGGGCGTGGTCCCGGTGCCACCCTCGTTGGGCGCATTGTAGGTAAAGGCACCGTAGGGACCGTACTTCGACTCCCAGAAATTGCGCAGAGCGATGCGCTCGGCGTCGCGGAGCCAGTGCTTGCGGATAGTGAAGCGCCGCGCGCCTGTGCCGAGGAGGATGCGCTGCTCCACCTTTGCATTGCCGCTGCCGAACTGGTGCACAACGACCTCATGGTCGCGGCGCGCCTCGATCGGGTAATCGGGCGTGAGCGGAAACACGCCCGACGGCGTGATCTCCGGGACGGCGATGTTGCCGATGTAGTCAGGCAAGTTCGATCAGCTCCAGCGTCAGATCAGCGCGAGCGAGCGAAGTGCTCTGTTCCCACGGACTGGCGAAGCGCACGGTGTACCGGCCTGCGACGGTCTGCCCGGCCGAGTCATGCGAGAACTTCGGGCTGGTCTCATACGGGTCGTAGAAGTAGAACGGCTCGGCCGGGCCCTTGCGGGCCTCGTAGAAATCGCGGAGAGCCGAAAGCAGCGCTGGCGTGAGCCGCTTCGCCACCCGCCAGCGCTTGCGGCTATTGGCCGCCTGGACGGACCGCTGCGACTCGCCGTTGCGGTACTCGTTGTCGAGCGCCGGATACTCGCGCTCGTGAACGAAGGCGCGCGAGAGGCTTGCCGGCAGCACCGTCAGCGGCGCCGCGTTCTGAACCGAGCCGGGCATCAGGCGGTCACCACGTCGATCAGTCTCAGGTCCGGGCGCACACCGATCTTTCTCGCAACAAAGTGCGCATAGTTGGCCGGATGATTGCCGTCCGCCGAAGGCGCGTACACCCGGAACATCTCCTCCGCAGTTGGCGGTTTGCCCTGTGTGTACTTGCCATCGAGGTACTGCCCCACGAGCACGTGCAGGATGCGCCAGCCTTCCTCAATCGCTCGCCGACTCATCTCCTCGCGCGAGGCGCCGGGAAACCGCTCGGACGCCCACGCGACGAAGTCCACGTAACCGCGGTGAGTGGGATAAGGCCGGCCGCGCGCGTCGCGCCACTGCCGGATGTTTCCGGGGTTTGCGTTGCGCTGAGCAAGCGTTGGCTTCGCGGCGGTGACGTAGAAACCCTCCATCTCCGCGATCGCCCGTGCGATCTTTTCAATGAGTTCTGCTCGCGTCATGACAGGATCAACCCAGGGCTGAGTTGCAGCCCGGTCATTTCCCTGCGCCCGGCGCTGGCCTTGGTTGCCTTCATTGCTGCCGATTGCACCGCTCGCGGATTCTCAACCACCACGCGCACCGTCTCCTTCTCGAAGAACTCCTTCGCTCCCGGCACGGTGATGTTGATCACTGTCGGTCTCGCCGCGGACGACGGCGTGCCGCTTCCAATACGGTCCAGTGTCAGGCCGCCGGAATTCGACTGGAAGAGGCTGCTGCCTTGTTGCAGGAGCGACACCGGACGGACGGTGGCCGGGAGCCCCGAAGTGCTCTGGCCCGTCGACAGTGCGTACAACTCGACCAGATCGCGGATCTGTTGGCTGCGGATGGCCGCCTCCAGATTGCCGCCAAAGCCTTGTTTGGCGATGTCGACGATCTGGCGCAGCACTCCTTTGTCGCGGATGTCGACGCCGTAGGTGGCCTTGATCTTCTCGCGCGCCTTCTCCTCGGCGCCTTTAATGAACAGCCGCACCAGCCCGGCGACCGCGCCGATGCCAGTGCCAATCGCCGCGCCGAGAGGACCGCCATACTTGAATCCGATCATCGCCCCGCCAGCGGTGGTCATGGCGAGACCGGAGACCCCACCGCGCTGGAGGCCCATGAGCGCAAGCGTCGCGCCACCCAGAATCGCGGCATTGGACCGGCCAAGCGCTGAGAGCTTCTGGCCCATGGTCGCAGCTTCCCAGGTCACCGCCTTACCCAGCGCATACTGGACGCCGCCGCCGAAGCCAAGAAAATCCTTCCAGCCGCCGAGCAGGCCGCTCCAGCCGCTGCCACTACTCGAAGGGATGAAGGGCGGCGTGCCCCACCCTCCGGCCGCGCCGCCGGGAATGGGACCACCACCACTGATTCCTCCGAAGACCGGCGCGGCGCCCATACCAAGCAACCCGCCCAGCCTGCCGAGCGTGCCCCCGCCGGATGAACCTCCTCCGGTCAGCGAAACTCGCGTGCCAGTGAACAACTGCATCAGCATCGCGGCGACGCGCGAGCTGACCACGTCCTTGATGGCGGTCAGCAGGGCGGTCTTGAGCGAGTTGCCGATCGCCGACCAGATGGACTGCGACTTGGTAAGCAGCGCGTCGAAGACACCCTCGGCCTGGCGCTTGAAGGAATCGAAGATCCGCTGATTGTGGTCCCTCACCAACTGCGCCTGGCGGATCGCCGCCGTCTCACGCGCGCCCTGGATCGCGGCGTCCGTGGCCTCCTGCTGGAACCGCCTGATCTCGTCCCGCTGTGCGGTGAGCTCAGAAATGCGCGCCTGGATCTCGTCGGCCCGGTAGCCGAGCCGCTTGAGTTGCGCCTCTTCCTCGATGACCATTCGAGAGGTTTCGAGGTCAAACAGTCGCATGCGGATCTCGTGGACCCGCGTGAGGTACTCAACCTCGATCGCTGCCTTGCGCTGCTCGAGGGCGACCTTCTGATCGAGAGTCTGCACATTCGTGGCATCGAGCGCCCGCAATTGGGCCTCGCGCGCGATCCCGGCGCGTTGCTCTTCAATCCCGAGCACCTGCTCTAGGTGATCGAGGTTCCTCTTCGCAATCTCCTCGTTGTAGGCCAGCCGCTGGCTGAACAGATGCGAATCGATTTCCAGCCGCCGGCGCGCGGCTTCTTCTTCCGCAGCCAGATACTCGGCGAGGTTCTTACGGTTGGTCTCCTGGACTTCCTTTTGCCAGTTCGCGAGCCGCTCGCGAAGCTCGCCGATGACGTTCTCCCAGGCCTTGTGCGTAAGTGCGATCCGCTGCTCGTTGCCGCGATCGTCGACGAAGGTCGTCCACTTGCGAACCTGCTCCTGGACCTCGGCAACGTCCCGAGCGAAACCCGTCAGACTGCGCCGCCGCGATTCTTCGAGTGCCCGTGCGCTCTCGCGCTCCGCCTCCAACTGGCGCTTCCGGATCTCGGCCGCCCGCTTCAGAGCTTCGAGGTTGGGTTCCGGTGACGGCTTGATGGTCAGTTTCGGGCCTTCATACTCGAACGGCTGCTCGCCAGACAGCCACCGTTTGCCGCTGATGAGTTCGCGGATCTGGTTGTCGTTCATGCCCTGCTTGCGAAGGGCATCGACGTTCGTCCGCCCGCTCAACAAATCCTCGCGCAGCGCCTTCCGCTGCATCTCGTCGAAACGGGCCTGAAGCTGATCCTGCGTGTCCTTCCACTGCGAGTAGACGGCGAAGCCCGCGCCCACCACGCCCGCAGCGAGCAACGCATATAGATTGATGCTGGCGAGTTGGAGCGCCGCGATCGACTTCGCGAGCGCCATGATCTTGTCGGCCAGCGCATAAGTCGCCAGGAGGCCCGACACCCACAGCGCCACCTCGCCGAACTTCTTGAGCAGGTCGGTGTTCTCACGGAGCCAGCCGACCAGGCCGCGCAGGTTGCTGATCAGCGTCTGGAAGTCATCCTGGAACTTGGCTCCGATGTCTTCGCGGAGGTTGTTGAACTCGCGGCGCAGCGCGCCCAGTTGTCCTTCGACCGTCTGGGACGCCGCCGCGTGGGCGCCCTGGATCTTCGCGCCTTCGCGGATGACCGCGTTATAGCGGAGCTGCTTCTCCTCGGTCTCGGTCAGGGCGCGTCCGAGCTGAAGCTGGGCGATCTGAGCTTCTTTCTGGAAGTCGACGAACAACCCCAGGGTGCGCAAGCCCCGCGAGGCGCCCGACTCGATGGCCATCACGATGGATTCGAGGGCCTCGCCGGCGGCGATGTTCTGGACCGCCGCCGCGTCCTTGGCCAGTTTCGCGAGACCCTGCGCCTTCGACAGTTCCAGGTCGGCAACGATCAACCGCTGCACCGCGTGCGCGGCTTCGGTGTACTCGAAGCCGACCTCTTCGATGGCGGCCACCTGCCTGGCCGCAGCAGCCGCTCCCACCCCGTGGGCATTGGCCAGCGCCTTGAGCGAGGCCTCGGCTTTGGCGTTCTCGGCGGCCATCATCACCGAACCGATGGTGAAATCCTTGGCCCAGGTAAGCGCGCTCTTGATGGCGTCCGCGAGCAGGTTGCCGGCTGTTGCGCCCTTCACCATGGCGGCGGTCATTCCGTCGATTCCCTGCGCCGCGACCCGGGCGGTCTTCACCGCCGAAGCCTCCATGCTGGACAGGCTCGCGTTGACGCTCTTGATGGACGCATTGGCCCTGTTGGTGTCGACTTCAACGACGAGTTCGAGCCTGCTATCGGCCATAGATATGGAGCGTTTGCCGAAGGCTTCAGCGTTTGCACGAAAGGTGTGAACGGTGGGCGATCAGGCCCGTCGAAGCGGTGTGATTCGTCGGGATCCGCGATCTCCTGGATGGCGAGCGAAGCCGAAGTGTGGGACAGAAGAGCCGTAAGCAGGCCCGTGGGCACGTTCTGTTCCCACACCTAGCCCGACACTTGGCACGTTACTTCGCTGAGGCCTTTGTCTTGCGTTTGTACCTGAGTCGCGTGTGTAGATTGCCGGACCTGCTCCAAAGTAAGGCTTCCGGGCGCCCGGCGGGAGGCCCGAGCGTGTGGACCGAAGCCAGCCTGCTTAGCGAATGCGGCTCAAGTGGAAGACCAGTCCAGTTGACAGCCGCGCGAAGTGGCGGGTGGGCGAGAACGTGACCACCAGTTCTGGATGCAGAACGCGCCAGGACAGCCGATCCGTCAGCCGCACATCAAGGCTACCGCCGACCGCAAGTGCCGGCGACGTATCATCACCCAACTTGACAGAGGTGATTGGAGGAACAGGAGGTCCGAACAAGGGCGGCGGCTGGACGATTGGCTCCCGCAATTGCAGCGTGCCGCCGGTGGTCCGCACGACTCCGCCGGCGGCGTGTATGGCGAATTCTATCTTGTCGCTCCGTTTCGCCACGTACGAAGGACCAAGCACAAAGGCATACCAACGGCTACCGCTGGCGGCACCGGCTACGCGCCCGACATTTCCCGTCGGACTTCCGTACTGGCCGCTGAAGCTGGCCCACAGACCGAGGCGTGGGGTTAGGCCCGCTCTGGCAGAGATTTCCCATCCCTGGAGGTTCGCGGCATCCACTCCGACCGTTGTGGCCGACCCCGTGCTATCGGTCCGCAGGTAAGAGTAACCCCCAAAGACATCCACGCCGGTTCCTCTCTGCGCAGTGGCAGGATACGGCAGACAAGTGATCAGTACTACCGCGGCAAGACCGCAGTACAAGCGTTGAAGTCGTGTGCCCTGGAATAACTTGCGTTGCATTAGGTGAAGTCCTCTCCCGAAGATTAAGGACACGAACCTGCTGGCACCGCCAGGAGCCCGTCTCAACCGCCCGTTACGGAGACACCTTGGTAAGCCACATGCCACGGTTGTAACCGTATCGGTCGCCGGTCACGTAGATTGTGCCATCCGGAGCGATCGCCAGCCTGCTGGCCTGGTAACCCACTGGGTCACCTTCCGGGAAATAGCTTCCAAAGCCGTAGCTGTACCATCCGTAGTAATCGATACGCGACAAAAAGCCGGCATAGCTTCCGGGGCGGGTGGATTGAAAGGCGTCGGCAGTCACAGGCCAGTTGTAAGAGAATGTCTGGCCGCTGATCCAGACACGCCCCCACGGGTCGATCCCTAAGCCATAAACCACCTCGTTGTCACTTCCGCCGAGGTACGTTCCGAAATCGTAGCCGTACCCTGAACCGTTGAACACGTACCGCGAGACGAAGGCGTCTGTCGGCCCGCCACGATACGGCAGCAGGGAATACTGAAGCGGGAAATTCGTTGACCCTGTGCGGCCCCCGATCCAGATGTGTTGACTCGAATCCACAGCTATGCCGAAAGCGTTCTCGATGCCGCTGCCGCCGAGGAAGGTCGAAAAAACGATGCCTCCGCTGCTGTTGAGCTTGGTTACGAAGGCGTCGGAATTACCGCCATGCGACCACTGCGTAGCATTGGCCAGCGGAAAGTTGCTAGAGAAGGTCATCCCGACAAAATACGCGTTCCCATACGGATCGACAGCGACGTTGTACCCTGTGTCGTCACCGCCCCCGCCGAGAAACCGCGAAAAGTTCAACTGGCCGGCACTGTTGTAGCGCGACACGAACGCGTCGTAAAGGCCTCCGCCAAAGCCGCCGTACCAACCGACAAGCGGAAATTGCTGCGAGCCCGTCCGTCCCGTAACCCAGATCTCGCCGCTGGCGTTGTTGATTCCAACGCCATAGGCGATCTCCTCAGAGCTGCCACCGAGGAACGTGGAAGAGATCAGATAGTCGGCGTTGATGGGAAAATGCAGGACGAATGCATCCCGATTACCCGCTCTCGTGGGTTGATGCGCATTGGCGATGGGGAAATCGTCGCAACTCGTCCATCCCACCACCCATACACCGCCGGAAGAATCTGCGACCATTCCGTAAGCCTCATCGCCGTACGGATCCCCTACCACCTGGCAACTGTAGCCGCCGAATGAGCCGCGCCGCAGGATCTGGCCGTCAGGAGTAAGTTTCGCCAGATAGCCGTTATGTTTGTTACTGCTGCCGCTCGTCCCGGACCATTGCCAGCCTGTGACCCACACGTTGCCGTCGGTACCGACGGCAACAGCTTTGCCGGCGCTGTCGTTGCCGACATAGCCCGGCGGCTTGGGATAGATAGTCCAGACAAGGACGGGGTCTATGACGAGCGGAGCCGTGGGGTCGTAATTTCCCAGTTCGATGGAAACGACGGTTGTACTCTGCGGGCCAAGGGACGTGCTGAGTACCTGGTACGTGGCGTTGATGTTTCTGCGCTGGCCGGCCACCGACTGGTAGGCTATGGGCCGTGTCATGGAGATCGACGCCGTTGCGGAGGAGAAAAGCAGGTCGCCTGCGGCGGTCTTCTGCACGCCCGCGGCACCTCGGAGTGCCATTCTGATGTTTCTGGGATCGCTACCCGGCTTGACGACGAAGTCGAACTCGTACTGGCCCTGGTTGCCGTGATAGATCAGATCGATTCCGGGGTAAACGTCTCTGTAACGAAGCCGGGCGTACAGCGGGATCACCGCGCGCCACTTGCTGCGGTCGTTGCCGATGTATTCGAACGCTGTACCTGAAAGCGGTTCCTCAGGGGCGATTGCCGGGTTAGCTCTGCCGCCAAGCATGGCGATGTGCAACGCCGGCGCGCCGAAGCCAGGCAGATAGAGAGCGAGGTCTCCGGCAGCGGACAAGAGGATAGTATGATCGACACCGGCCGCCTTATACGCGGCGTCGGGGGTGGGGCGGAACGAATCGCTTACCGGCTGGAACGCGATTGGCTGCTTGGCGCTGAGAAGTTCCGCCGTTGGTTGTGCTGACAGCGACTCGCCCAGCAGGGCGATCGCGACAATGAGCATACTGCTTTGCGCTCTTGACATGATTTACCCTCCTTCTCCGGTCGAGGTTTGACGCAGCCCCAAGCCTAGCGAGTATCCAATACGTCCTTGAATGAATGTGACGCCGTTCAGCTTTGCTGAGCTGCGCTCCCGAGCGAGTATGTTACCCGGAGTTTCCATTTCGGCTCCGGCTCAACCCAATTTTAGCAATTGTATCCCCCGCCCGCGTCGGCCCCGGCGCGACTCCATATGACTTCGTTCGAGCCCGGCAGACTCTGCCGCCTGACACTCAAGAACCGCGCCACCGGAGACAACTTCTCGAGGGCGCCCCAGCCGTTCTGCCACGCTTCCAATCAGTTCTGCTTCCCTGGCGTCCCCGGTGTTCTCGCCTCCATTGCTGGACAGGCTCGCGTTGACGCTCTTGATGGACGCATTGGCCCTGTTGGTGTCAACTTCAACGACGAGTTCGAGCTTGTTATCGGCCATGCGCGTTCATCTGCTCGCGGTCCAAAGCGTCGCGTTCCTCTTCGAGCGCAACCAGCGCCCGGAACTCGTCCGCCGGGACCTCATCGAGGCCGATCCGGATCCCCAGCTTCAGCGCCGCCCGAAGGTCGAGCGCGCGCCGCAGCAACAGACCCGCCTCGGAGGATTGCGCCGCGTCCAGCTTGTCGAGCGGGCAGTGGCCGCAGCGGCCGCCATCTTCGGACGAGTCCGGGCAGAGACCGGGGTCGCAGAGTTCGTCGCGGCGAAGCGCCCAATGAACCAGGAACCGCAGGGAGGGGTTTTCAGGCCACTCCCCGGGCGTCAGTTTGGGTCGCCGGTCTCCTCAAAGGCACCGTCCAGAGCGTCGATGGCGGCTTTCACGGCGACGGCCTGGTGGATGACCGGCACCTCGCCCGCATACCCTTCGGAGGATTCGAGCAGCTTCTTGAACAGCGCGCCCGCCGGGGCCAGGTTGATGATCAATTCCTGCCGGTTGTAGGGCAGATCGAGCACCCGCGCGAAGCCGCGACGGTACTCGAAGACGTCCTTGGCCGAGGGCATCCGGAGCACGAGGCTCACCGTGCCCCCCACCACGCGCAGCGTCACACGAAAGCTGTCGCCCACTTGGATTACATCATCCACATCGGCCTGGCTCAACTGCTCGATGATCCGGCTGGCCTCGAAGGCGTCGACCTCGGGTGCATTCTCCTCCGGCAGGCGGATCTTGGCGAGCAACGCGGCGTCCGCTTCTGCTGAGTCGGGGATCGTCGTTTCCGACACGCCGCGGCCAAGTTGCTTCACGATGACCTTGCGCTTCCTCTGGCGGTCGATCCACTCCTCGTCGGTTGGGAAGCGCACGCGGATTGGCTTCACGCCATCGGGCGTGCGCAGGTGAATGGTGATGGGTTGCTTTGCGTCAAACATGAGAGCCCTCTCTACTGGCAGATCCCGTCCACGTTGCATTTGGCCACGGCCGAGACGATGCCGTTGGTTTCATCCCACATCGGCAGGCAGTCGACCGACACAGTGACGATGCCGTCCGTCTCGCCGACCTCAGCAGAGGCGAAGGAGACCTTGTGCCAGGTGATTTCGAGCGCGTTGTTCGCGTCGTAGGTGAGCGCGATCACCGCCGTGCCCGTGGTCTGGCTCTTGAGTTTCGTGAGTTCTGTCGAACCGTTCTCGAAGCGGGCGACGAAGCGCAGCGTGCCCTGGCGGTTGCCGAACTCAAGCCGGCCGCGGATCGCCCCGCTTGCGCCATCGCCCGGCGTCTGGAAGCCCGAGCCGGGAAAGAAGCCACCGTCCAGCCGAACGTTGTTCTTCCAGGACGTTTCAAGCGAAACGATGTTCTTGTTCGAGACGTAGTTGACGCCGTTGATCGATAGTGCCAGCGAGGCCGACGCCAGGAGCTTCTCGACTGTCGCCGCCGGCATCGTGATACCCGAGGGCTCAGTGGTCTTGCCCGAGCCGACGAACTCGACCGTGATCTTCGAGTTCGCACGGCCCGGCCCCGAGCCGATCGAGATGGTCCAGCCTTCAACCACGCAGCCCACGGCCATCCGGTCGACGACCACACCCGCGCCCGGACGGATCTGCTCGACGAAAGAGAAGTAGGGCAGTTCGGCCGCATCACCAGAGGCCGGGAACAGCGGCGTGCAGGTGTAGGTGAAGTTGGGCGTCGTGCCCGACTTCACGACCTTTCCCAGGCCGAACGCCATCGCCCAGGCGCCGATCTCCGCGCCCAAGTACTTCTCGAGCGTTCCGTTCACGTCCCAGGACGTCTGGAAGGACTGCGTCGGAAACTCGTGGCCCTTGCCGAACTCCTCGGCATCGTTTTCGGTGTTCAGCTTCGGGTTGGCGAGCGCGGCGTTGAGCTTCCGCAACTGCCACATCTGGACGCCGGTGTTGGGCGTCGCAATGCCGGCCTGCTTCTGCTTACCGAAGCAGATCTGGATTTCCTGCATCCGCGCGACGGACATCAGGCGTTACCTCCTCATCTTCGTGTTCGGTCAGTTGCCGGTAGCCACGGACCATCAAGGGGACCAGAATCTCCGGCCGCGCCTCGACGTGCCGCACCTCACCGTCAGGCGAAACCAATGCCACTTGGTCAGTCATCTCCCATCTCCGTGAATGTCATCGGTACCTCAAAGTAGTCGAGCCCCTCGGCGTCGGTCTGCCGGTCAATGCGCGGTAGGTCCATCGGGTGGCAGGACGGATGGACGGTGGCGTTGAGCAGTGGCACACCCGCCGATGCCGGCACACCCTTGGTGATCAGCCGGAACAGCCGGTAGTAGGCGGTGGGCGGGTCGCCGTCAAATGTCTCGCGGGCCCGCAGGTAGAGCGTGACCTGATGCCGCCAGACGTCGACGCCGCCGAAACTGGACGGCTGCGTGCCTTGCCAGGCGGCCATAATCCCTGGCGCGAGCATGTCGTGGATCGCCGCCGCAAGGCTTGCCCGCTTCGGATACTGATCGTGGTAGGCGAAGATCCGCTGCTCGTCGCCGCCCATCTCCATGACCAGTTCTGGGATGTCGCGTAGCAGAGCGACGAGGTTATTGACCAGTTCCGCCGGGTTGATCATCGCTGCTTTCCTCCCAAGGCGCGTTCCACGAGTAGACGTGGCTTCATTCCATCGAGCATCTTCCGGGCTGCCTCCATGACCGCCGCCTTGTTCTTCGGCGAGAACACCATCCAGGCCTCGCGCTTCTGGTTGGCCCAGGCCTTGATCCGGTCCTTGCGGGTCGAGACGTTGGCCTTGGCCCGGTTCTCGCTCACCGTGCGGACCTGGAAGTTGCGCAGCAGGTCGCCCGAGAATGTCAGATTCCGGCGGTTGCCCTTGCCTTTCCGCGTCTTCCAGATCGCGTAGCGCTTGGTGAGCGGCTTGGCGGCGGAATCCTCTGGGCCCTGCGCGGCGGCCAGGCGCGCTTTCACCGCCGCGACACCCGCCGCGCCCAGCTCGTACATCTGCCGCTGGCGGAAGTTGAGCAGATCGAGCCGCAGTTGCTTCTTCTGGTAGACACGGACGCTGGGCATGAATCGCCTCAGAGCACTTGTGCGCAATTGCCCACAAGTCGCCAACATCCGCCAGATCTGGCGGAAGTCCGACTTCCGGAAGATTTTCCGGAAGTCAGCCGGCCTTGCGCAGCCGGAGCACGGCGGCGCCCTCGGCGTCGGCCTCAATGTCGAAGCCCTTGTACCGAGTGCCTTCAATCTCGACCTCGTCCCCACGCACGGGCATCGATGGCAGATCCGACAGCCGCGCAAACAGCACCGCATAGACACCCGGCGAGGCGTCTTCAGCTTCCCGCGCCGGCTGAAATACCGCGCGGATGGTGGCCTGCCCGCCCGCCTCAGGAAGATAGGTAACTTCCCGCCCGAAGACCCGCAGGCAGGCATCGTCCAGGCGGCTCACCGCATCCGCAAACGCCATCAGGAGAGGAACGCCCCGTTCAGCCGGACCCGTCCCGTGGCGTCGCCGTCGGCCGCAGCCCTCACCGCGACCCCGATCAGCTTGTTGCTGGTCGCGGTCCTGGTGACACGCTTGTTGGTGTTGTCCCAGTAGATGAGGTCGCCCGCCGACCAAGCCGTGCTCGCGCCGGTCTCGCGGACCAGATCGAAGACGCCCGCCACCTGGAACTCGCCCTCTTCGCCGCTCGCCACATCGGTTGCGGCCACGCCGAAGATGGAGCCCACCAGCGCGCCGCCGCCCGAACTCACCGCATAGGGCGCGGTGAGGGTCAGCGTTTCACCTTTCTGCACGTAGTTCTTCATCGTTCAGTCCTCCTGATCAAGCACCCACGTTCTTTTGGAGCCCGCGCCAGTCGATCGCCTTGGCCCCGAAGTCGAGCCGCGCCTTGATCTCGACGCCATCCACGTCGAAGCCCTGCCGGGTTTCGATGTACACGCCGTCCTGGCCCTCGAGATAGGCGTACTCGATCGTGTCGATCTGGTCCGGCGAGGCGAACAGATACCAGGCCGTGGTGCTCGCCGCGTCGAGCCGGGGTTCGGCGATCGGCGTCAAGGCCCGAATGTAGTCCGGCACCAGATCGGCCGATTTCGCCGGCGCGAGGTTCGGCGCGATCATCTGGAAGGCCGCGAGTTGCAGCGCCACCGGCACTACGAGATAGCGCGGCTGCACGTTCAGCACGGTGATGCCGTCGAGGCCTTTCTGCTTGGCCATCGCCGCCATGCCCGCGCCCAGGCCCGTCAAGGCCAGCGCGCTGCCCGTGCCCGTGTTGAGATTCGCGTGGTTCGCGTGGAACAGCGCGACGCCGTCACCCATCGCCGGGTTCGAAGTGATGATGCCCCAGACGGTATCGCTTTCGAGCGTCGCCGCCGCCACGCCGAACCCGGCAGGGATGCGGGTGAAGGCGCTCAGATCGTCGTTGATGATCGTCTGGCGCGTGATCGAGACGATGCGGCCATAGGTGGCGAGCTTGTAGGTCTCCTTCGATTCGGCGATCGAGCCGTGGGTGAACTCGCCCTTCTCGTTCACTTTCATCAAGCTCGGCGCCTCGCCCAACTGCACGGCGTTGATGTTCTTGAAGTCGACCGCCGAGCGCCGCCGCGAGAACGGCAGGAAGGTGCGCGGGTAGGCCTCATACGCCTGGCGCAGGGTCTTGTTGGCGACATCGGCAAGGATCGACGGGAAGTCGGAGGTCGACAGAGCGAGCTTGGCGATCTCATGGCGCGGCAGCCGCTTCGTGCGCGTGCCGGCGGTTTCGAGGCACTCCTTCGCCAGATCGAGCAGCGTCTGCCCGGCCCAGTCGCGGCCGAGGTCGTCCTTCAAGGGGAACACCGCCGGATCGTAACGGTGTAACAGCGCCGCCATGATCCCGGCGCGGCGGGTCTCGGTCTGATCGCGGGTGACCACGGCGGCCGCGCTGCGGATCGTCGGCTCCTCGCCCCGCCTGGCGGCATCGTCGAGCGCCACTTTGCGGAACTCTTCAATCGAAGTGCCCGCCTCGACATGCTGAGCGACCAGGCGCGCATCGACATTCAACGTGCGCCCGACCTTCTCGATCTCCCGGATGCGCGCGCGTTCGGCGAGTGCCGCGGCCTGGCGCTCGGCATCGAGGTTGACGGTGAGTTCGTCACGGGCCTCTTCGCCCGTGGCGGTAATGATGGTTTCATCCATCTTCTGCTCCTGTGGGCCAGTTGCCCGTTCAAACTTGAATCCCGCGCCCGGATCGGCGCCGATGGGTACGAGCGAAACCTCTTCGGGTTCCCAATCGGTCACCAGTACCTGGCGCATTGCCGCTCCCTGCGGCGTCACATCCTCGACCGCGTGAATTGCCACACCCATCGAGGCGTTGCGCAGGATGCCGTCCTGGACGTCCTGCCAGACCGGATCCACGTCGGCGCGCTTCGAGAACCGGACCGTGGCCTTGCCCTGGCCGTTCTCGACCCACGCGCGGGCGATCACGCCGATCACATCGTCGACCGTGAAGTCGCGATGGGAGTTCAATAGTGGCGCAGCGCCGCTTGCCAGACGTCCCATGCGCACCGCGCCCGGCTCCATCGAGAAGCGCATTTCGAATGGGCCGCGCGCGTCGTAGCGGCGGACGGATGCGCCCGTGTACCAGGTCAGCGTTGCGGTGCGTTCCTCGCGGTCGGCTGAGGCGAGCGCCTCAAACTGGGCTTCCAGCCGTTCTCTCGTTGGGGTCATATTTAGGTTCCTCGTTATCAAGAAGCCGGAGAATTTCGCCCAACTCACGCTTCAGTTCAGCGACCGGCAGTTTTTGTTGCGTGCCGCTCTGCGTGACGCGGCGCGGATCGCAGTCGAGTACGATGCCGCGCTCGTCGAGCAGCCGGTTGATCTCGGCAATCTGCTCCAACTGCGCGTCGGGGTCGTAGCCCTGCTCGGCGATGGCCTGGCGCAGCGTGAGTGTTCCCGTGCGGAGGCGGTTGAGGGTAGCGACCGAGTCCTTGTACGGATCGACGCTGCCGAAGCCGGGCGGCGTCCACTCGGCGCGGAACGGCCCCGGCTCAGGGATCGCTCCGGCCGCGTAGGCCACCGAAAGAAACCGCTCCCAGACCGGAGTGCAAAGCATTGGAATGAAGGTCAGCCAGCGAAAACCTTCGATGCCGTTGCGGAAGCTCAGCAGGCCTGCTCGGTAGCTCGAGTAGTTCACGCGCGAGAGGTCCCCGGTCAACTGCTCGTAGGTGAGCTGCAAACCCGTGGCAATTTGCGCCTGCTTGGCGGCAACGTAGTCACGATAGCCAGCCGAGGCCGACGGAGAAGCAAAGGTGATCTCCTCGCCCGGCTTCAGGTACTCGATCATCCCGGGCTCGAAGCTCTCGACGCGCTTGCCCGTAGCGGGGTCCGGCGCGGCCGGCGCAATTGGCGGACCATCCGGCCCCTGCGGCTGAGTCACGAAGGCCGCGAAGCAAGCCTCGATCTTCTTGCGGACCAATTCGGCTTCTTCGTACTCATCGAGATCGCGAAGCGTGACCACGACGGGGGCAAGCCAAGGCACGCCGCGCACCTGGCCGGGACGGTCCTTGCGGTAGATGTGCAAGACCTCGCTGGCAGGGACGCGCACCGATTCGAGCGATGCCCCACCGCGCACGCCCGTCTGCACCACATCGCCGGGATGCTGGCCGTAGAGCCAGTAGTAGACGCGGCGGCCCACGAGATCGAACTCGACGCCTTGGATGATGTAGCCCGTCTCGGTCTTCTGCGTTTTCGTGTGGTCGAGGTAATCCGGCTCGCGCACCTGGAGCTGCAACGGAACGGTGAGTCCGTCGCTCTCGCGCCGCTGCCGGAAGCGCACCAGGCACTCGCCGCTCTCAAAGACCGTGCGCGCAATCAGCGCCTGGAGACCGT